ATAGAACACCAACGCATCACCAGTGGTCGGCAAGTCATTGACATTCTGTTTGGCACCTGAAGTAATCCAGGCTGGTGCAAACTCCAAAGCATTTGCTGCATAAGCCGTAACAACAAACTGCTTCAGATGAGCATAGGCCGCCTTGGTCTCAGGATGAACGTCATAAATGCCAGCAATGGTAAACGTCGAGCCTACAGTAACCGTACCACCGGCAATCGTGACTGCCTCATCACCAGATGCGATCGCACCATCATTGAGCGTGACAGTACCAACATCAGAACCATTGGTATGTGCATACGTCTTTTCGTTCTCGTACCAGGTCGCCATCGCATTACGTCCAATGTATCCCTCACGGAATGCCTTGGAAATATCTGCGGTTGGATTGAAAACAGCACCACGCACAGTATCTTGTCCAACAGATAAACCATTAGCAACTGCAGACATCGTGACCGAATCCAACTGGACACTACGATTACCGTCTTTTGGTGCAAGTTGCTGGTTGAGCTTTGCCCTGGCGCCAAAGACTGCATCCAGGTCCGTAGCACCAACAACTTCCGTAGTCGTACCGGTTTGCTGGTAAACGTCCTTGGTCACAGCTGACATAACGTCACCTTCAATACCGGATGCCAGAACCGAAACTGCAGGTTCAATATACCGGCGAGAAAGCTCGTCAATAGACAGGGTGAGTTCTGCAGAATTGAACTTCATGTCGACACCGTCCTGGGTGGCAACAACTACGTCCTGCGTAGACTCTTCCTGGTCTTGAACATCCATAACCCTGGAACCCTTACGTCTTGTGTACTGGTTGGGGTTACGAATACGTAGCGTATCACCGATCTTGCCGCCACTCTTGGCGTAAGACGAATCATAGCTACGGTCAATGGTGCCAATGAAAGAAAGCTTTTCATGCGCAATGCGCAAAGCTTCCCTTGTCACCATATCGATAACACTGAGAACATTAGCCATCGTTAATTACTCCTTAACGGTTAGCTATTTGTTTCCTCCTCATCTTGTTGAAGTCCTTATCCGGCATTCCTTCATAGAACCCCCGGTCAAGAGCCTCATCACCACTGGGTATTTTCGGTGGTGGAGGAGGTGCCCCAGTAACCTTTTCTGTCGCTGCCTTTGCCTTCTCGGCCTTGATGCTCGTCAGGATGTCACCTAATGCCTGGCCGGCTTTAACCGGCGACATTTCGAAGATGTCCTTTGCGATGTCTGGTTTCTTACCCAGGTAGTAACCAAGTTCAGGACCATGCTCATCCGACTGGATGACTTCCTTCATTGGATCATTTATTCGCAAGTGCTTGTCGTAAACGACATCACCATAATCATCAACCGTTGCTGCAAAAGCTTTTTCACGGGTGGCAAACTCATCCTTCCTGGTTGCAGCATCAGCAGTCGACTGGTTTTGATCAACTATCTTCTGCGCGGCTTTCTTAGTGCGCAGGTCAAGTTCATCATCCATGTACCGCTGATACTCTTCCTTGGTTTCGAAGTCTTCCCGTGTCTTTATCAACTCCTTGTCTGGATCCGGCCTTTCCTCCAATTGCAATCGGAGATCGACGTTTTCCTGTTCAAGGGCGACATTGTCACGTTCCGTTTCGCGCCAGCTTTTGGTTACCTTATCGATCCGTTCTTGAACGGAACCGGTTTTTTTGTCGTCGTCTTCCTCGACGGTCGGTGATGGGTCGACTTCGCTTTCAGGTTCTTCTGGCTTGACTTCCGGTTCGGCCTCCACCTCAACCGGTATCGCCCCAGTGTCTATCGATGTATCAACATATCCTGTCGGTGCATCATCCTGACTTGCGTCTGCATCTGGCTGCTGTTCAAGGTCAGCGGTTTCCATCGGATCACCCTTGTGTGTGCGCTTCCCAGCGAAATCATTCTGGTTCGGACTCCTGCGGGACTATCCTCAGTCCCTGACCGTCCCTAATGGCAGAAACACTCTTGCTGCTGCCATCATCAAATTCTACATCTGCGGTGAGTCTACCACCGTCACGCCGGGTTTGACCACTTATCGGTTGGCGATTTGCCAATCGAAACTGCTTCTCGGTAAGACCAGCTGTCTTCGCATTGATCTCACCGACAGCCTGGTCAACTACCTGCATGAACTCTGCCAGCATCTGATCGACCTTAGCCGACGTCGTTGCAGCAGTGGCATCGCGCTCCTCCAGGCCTTCAGTATGACCAGCAGCAGCAGTGCTTAACTCCGCACCCTTCACCGCAAGACCAGCTTCCTTCGTAGTCAGACCAGACATTTCCTGGGCTACCTTCGCTTCGAACTCGGCCTTTGCAACCTTGACGTTCGCTGCCTCAAGCTTGATGTCAGCCTTGAGTTGCTCGTTGAGTGCGCGATCCTGCTGCAGTTCTGCATTCGCTTCCTGCACAAGCTGACCCATCTGCTGCACCTGTTGCATGGCTTGCTCGGCTTGCTGCATCGCGGCCTTGACCTCAGGTGGCATTTCCTTATCCTCGTCCAACATGCCCTGGATCTGCGGTGGCAACATAGCCTTCAGGCGTTCGGCAATCTGATCGGCATATGGCAAGTCAATAGCCTGGAATATGAGATCACCTGCCACACCCATGATCTCTGGCATGCCCTGCGTCAAGCCCATATACATCTCGGCTGCTTCCTGGCGTTGCGTCGAGAACGCCGGCCCGGTCGTTACAGTGACATCGTACTTACCAATCGACAGATCGTTGATCCTGACCGTCTTCTTTGTCTCGGGATCGTATACCGACTCATTGATGCGCTTGTACTCTTCAGCACCATCCTTGCCCAGGATCCTGAGCTCGCGCTCCGTGTCGTAGACATTCGGGATCAGGTCGATCAACAGTTCCATCGTGTACTCAACTGCTTTCGCCATGTTGTCCCGGTAGTTGAACGTGATGATCTCGCCCTGGTGCTGCCTGGCGTATATCGCCCGACCAGACTTCTCATCACCTTCCTGACCCATGCTCGAATCAGGCAAACCCATGACATCTTTCAGGTCTTCATTATCAACTGCTGCTTGCTGTAACAGTGCAGTCGGCACATCAGCACCACCCATTCGTGCCGGCGGCCGACCTCCGGTCGCTGGATCTGCCTCAAACAACAAGTACGGGAAATTCTTTGCATCTGCCTCTGCCCATTCCTTAGTATGACCAGCAGCCTGTTTCGACGTTGCCCACCACTTGCCCTTTGGCGCCTGGGCAATAGTCTCGGCAATGGCAGTCTTCGATATGTTGTAGTTGCGTTGGGCGTCCTTGGCAAAACGTGGCAAGCCCCACCAGTACTGTCGCCCTTCGATGGTCTTGAACTCGCCATACACCATGATCCAGGGAAAGCGATTACCAGCCCATTCAACCGGACCGTCGAGAATGCGCTCACCAGAGCAGATGATCATCATGATCTTGTGAGTTTCAACCTCACGTTTCTTCGTGATGCTGCTCTTCTTGATGCCACGAGCTTCATCTGACTCAGAGTCGACTACCATGGTCTTGGCTTTGCCATCCTCACCCTTGGTCTCGACCATCCACAATTCTTTCTTGTGCGGTTTCTTGTACCAGTACTCAGCAATGCGAACGGTCTCTTCATCGGTCCACTCATCATCACTGTCATCTTCAAATTCATCACTGGTCTCGAAATCGACTTTCTCTACCTTGGTGCCGAATACCTCTTCGAACGTGTCATGCGGGATCCGGGTGGTGAATATCCAGTCCTTGGCATCACGCTTCATCATTTCTTTTGCACTGGGATCGCAGTACAGGCTGAATGGGTTCTCGATCATTTCGACAACAACATCCAGGTTGAATGCACCGTCATCGGCATAAGCAGTGTTCACTCGCCAGGCGCCCATGCCTCCCTCGACCTGGTACTCAGCTGCATAGTCAGTGGCGTTATCGCCATGACTGACATTCCAGATGTTGCGAATCATGCCCTCGTAGATCTCAGCTATCTCGGTATCATCACCCTCGACACCTCGGACCTTGCCGGCCGGCCGATTGTCGCGCATGTCATTGACAACACGCTTACACCGTACTCGGGTCTTGTTGTACTCATAACAGGGACGATCGCCACGGTTGGTCTTCATGTTCTCGGTCCATTGCGAACCTGGGATGTTCACAAACCGAATGTCCTCGATCGCATCTTCCCGGTTATGCCGATCGTCCTCGGCCATTATCTTGTAACGGTCTTTTGCCCGTTGCAGCAAGTCCTTGGAGTCCTTCGTTCT